GAACAGCCTAAGTGGGTACAAGAAGCACTATACGAAAATGATAACGATGCAAGGTCTGCAGCACGTGCCATTGATTTGTACAAAGCAGACATGAACATAAAGACAAAAAAACCTAGCGGCAATAAAGATGCAGCTAAGTCGGTGAATACTCGTAATACTAGAAGTCAACCAGACGCCACAACTAACAATACTAAAATGTCTGAGTCACGTGTAAACAAAATGACTACACAACAGTATGAGAAACACCAAGACGAAATCATGGAAGCTATTAGAAAAGGTGAATTTATTTACGATATTTCTGGTAGCGCACGATAAAAAGACTTGACAAGTCTTAAATAAAGAATATAACTATATACAATAGGTTTAACACAGCCCCCTATTTATTTGGACTACCTGTGTTAAACCAACTTTCACAAACATAAATAGTTTTAAAGACTACCTAAAGACATTGGCCCGTTATGTAAAAGGTCGGCCAACTTTTTACAATATCGTTACCCATTAGACTTAGCCTCATTACATACCGTTTGTAGTTTGTATCTGTGTCTTAATGCAAAGGATTAATATAATGGCATTCCAGACAGCTACGGGTTATGGAAATCTACCTAATGGTAATTTTAGCCCAGTTATCTACAGCAAACAGGTACAGCTTGCATTCCGCAAGTCTACTGTTGTTGGGGATATTACTAACTCCGATTATTTCGGAGAGATCAGTGGTCAGGGCGATACCGTCAAGATCATTAAAGAACCAGAAATCTCAGTATCTGAATATGCACGTGGCACAAATGTCACAGCGCAAGATTTAGAAGATGCAGATTTCAACTTAGTCATTGACAAAGCAAACTACTTTGCTTTTAAAATGGACGATATTGAAGAGGCTCACAGCCACGTCAATTTCATGGACCTTGCAACTAGCCGTGCTGCCTATCGTTTGGCAGACAACCATGACCAAGAAGTTCTTGCGTACATGTCAGGCTATAAGCAGTCTTCTTTGCACAGCAAAGGTGATACCCTTAACACAACTGTTAATGGTACAAAGGCTGTAAGCACTGCAGGTTCTAACGAACTGCTTTCCTCTATGGAACTGCATAAAGGTGACTTTGGTAACATCACTACAGCATCTGCTGGCACTCACTCAATTCCTGTGACTGCACGTATGCCGGGTGCTACTTCGTTGCCAACTGCTACCGTTTCTCCTGCAATGATTGTTGCACGTATGAAGCGTTTGCTTGACCAACAGCAAGTTGACTCACAAGGTCGCTGGCTTGTAGTTGATCCAGTATTCATGGAAATCCTTGCTGATGAAGATTCACGCTTCATGAACGCTGATTTCGGTGAATCAGGTGGACTGCGTAATGGTCTGGTAGTTAATAACTTCCACGGCTTCCGTGTGTATTCCTCGTCTAATTTGCCAGCACTAGGCACTGGACCGGGAACTAGTGGTACAGCTAACCAACTCACCAACCTTGGTGTAATTGTAGCTGGACATGATTCTGCTGTGGCAACTGCCGAGCAAATCAATAAGACAGAAACATATCGTGACCCTGACAGCTTTGCTGACATTGTTCGTGGTATGCATCTATACGGTCGTAAGATTCTTCGCCCTGAAGCAATCGTTACTGCCCGTTATAACGCAGCGTAAGGGAGGGTATAACTTATGGCTACTTTTGATATGACTTCCATTGATACCGCTGGTGTTGGGGCAAATGTTATTGCTGTCCCAACTAATGTTGGTAACACAGTACGCACTATTGAAGCAATCCTAGATATTGATGCTATGATTACTGCAGGTGCTACTATTGCTGATGGTGACATTTTCCAACTCTTAGAAATTCCTGCTGAATCAGTAGTAGTTGCTGCTGGTGCGGAAATTATGAAGTCTTTTACTGCAAGTTGTACTTGTAATATTGACTTTGGTGGTGGTGATGACATCATTGACGGTGCTGCACTTGATGCTGCTGCTGGTACATACCTTGTAAAAGGTAGTAACGGTGAAGCTAACATTGTAAACACTGGTGCTGCATCTACATTTGCTGCAGAAGCACTTGCTTGTGTTGGTGCTGCAGATACTATTGATGTAGTTATTGCTGGTGCTGCTGCTGCAACTGGACGCTTGCGTGTCTATGCAGTAATTGCAGATGTTTCTGCCGCAATGACTGAGGCTGCAGTAGCTCAACGTGATCTACTGTAATAAACCTACATACTTTGGGGCTGGCTATATGCTGGCCCCATTAGTGTATCAAATTTATGCAACAAAAAACTCTTGGGGCAAAAATCTATTTAGGAATTATAATGGCTCTTACTTATTTAACATTAGCTAACAGTGTCATCACTCGTATGAATGAAGTAGAGCTTACCTCTAGTAACTTTACTAGTGCTAGGGGCGTACAAATACAATGTAAAAATGCAGTTAATGAGTCTATACGATATATTAATCAACGTGAGTTTGGTTATTCTTTTAACCACGCTACTAATACAGAATCATTAGTGCCGGGAAAAGTTAGATATACTTTACCTACAAGTACTAAATCTGTAGACTACAATACTGCTAGGATTAAACGGAGTACTACTCTTAGTGCTTCTGGTAGTAATCTTGGTAGTTTAAACTATAATGAATATATACAAAACGAATATGCTAATCAAGAAGATGAAATAAACTCTACTACTTTAAATGGCTCTCACTCTAGTTCTGTTACTACTTTGACGCTTACTTCTACTACGGGATTTGATGCATCAGGAACAGTGTACATAGGTAGTGAGCAAGTAACTTACACAGCTATATTAGGCAATGACATTACAGGTTGCACACGTGGTGCTAATGGCACTACTGCCGCTACACATGCAGATGATGTATTTGTAGCACAGTTTGACAATGGTGGAATACCTAGAAATATTATACGTACACCAGATAATAATTATTTACTGTATCCTTTTCCTGATAAAGAATATACCTTGACATTTGATTACTACACATTTCCTGATGATCTTTCTGCACATGGAGATATTACTACTATACCAGATAGATTTGCCCCAGTAGTTGTAGATGGTGCATCTGCATTTGTGTATCAGTATCGTGGTGAAATGCAACAGTATCAATTAAACTTTGCTAGATTTGAACAGGGCATTAAGAATATGCAAAGCCTGTTAATTAATAAATATGAATATGTAAGGTCTACTGTTGTACTAAGACCAAGAGGTTCTATTAACTTTATGTCAGGCGTTACTTAATGCCAGATAATTCACAGACTCAACCAGTAGCATTTAATTGTGAAGGCGGTTTAATACTTAACCGTTCTAACTTTATTATGCAACCGGGAGAGGCATTAGAGCTAGAAAACTTTGAGCCTGACATTTCAGGTGGCTACAGACGTATTAATGGTTTTCGTAAATATGTTAATGCTGTAGTTCCAATTACTAGCACTACTGCTGAAAACGTTTTAATGACTGCTTCTTTTGCAGACAAGATAATAGCAGCTAGAGGCGAAAAGATATTTAGTTCTGCTTCTACTGAGTTGTCTATAGCTATTGCATCAGGCACAGGTATGACAGGCTCTGGTACTATTACTGTACCATCTACTACAGGGTTTTCTTCTAGTGGTACAATACAGATTAACTCAGAGTTATTTACCTACACAGGCGTTAATGCTACTACCTTTACTGGTGTAACTAGGGCTACTTCAAGTACTACTGCTGCAGCACATGCTAAGTTTGATGTAGTGTCTGAGAATTGGACAGTTAGAGATACAGGTAGAACTAATGCAGCTAAGTACCACTTTGAAAGATACAACTTTGATGGCAATGAAAAGATTATTTGTGTTGATGGTGTTAATGCCCCTGTAATATTTAACTCAGCTATGACTGCTGCTGATGTTAGTGACAGTAGTGTGGCAGGGTCTACAGTTGTAGCCTCCTACAGAAATCGTATGTTTTATGCAGGTAAATCTACTACGCCACAAGAAATAATTTTTAGTGAAGGCTTTAATGAAGACGGGTTTAATACAGGTGCTTCTGATCCTGCAGGTAGTATCAGCGTTGACGATACAGTAGTTGCATTAAAAGTATTTCGTGATAGCTTGTTTATCTTTTGTGAAAACAGGATTTTTAAACTAACTGGCTCTACTTCAAGTAATTTTTCTGTAGAACCTGTTACAAGAAACATTGGTTGCATTAACAGTTTTACCGTACAGGAATTTGCAGGTGACTTAATCTTCCTTGGTCCTGATGGCTTACGTACTGTTGCTGCTACTGCACGTATTGGTGATACAGAACTTGGTACTATTAGTAAGAATATCCAGACTGTATTTGATGAGAACATTAAAGATGCAGGATCGTTTGACTCCGTAGTTATACCCGATAAGACCCAATACGGTATATTCTTTACTAAAGATGGTCAGGGTGCAAGCCTTTCTAAAGGGGCTATCTGTGTTCTTAAAAAAGAAGCATTTGAGTTTTCAGAAACACGTGGCATAAAGGTACAATGTACAGATACTTTTATTGAAGCAGGTAATGTAATTGTAGTTCATGGTGATACTAATGGTTTTGTACAAAGGCAAGAGTCAGGTGATACATTTGATGGCACAATAATATCAGGCAAGTATAGAAGCCCTGATATGAGCTTTGGGGATAACGGTATCCGTAAGCACATGCAACGGGTAATTATTAACTATAAACCTGAAGGTACTGTTGACGCAGACTTAATAGTGCGTTACGATAACGAAGATAAAAACTCAGCAAGACCTGCTGTTTACCCTTTTGATAATACACAGCTTGCAGCTACGTATGGTAATGCTTTATATAGTACCTCTACTAGTACTACACAGTTTGTTTATGGTGGACCTACACAGCCACTTGTACGCCAACCAGTAGAAGGTTCAGGTTTTTCTGTAGCATTAAAAGTAGAAGATGGTGGCAGTAGTGCAGCTTATTCACTTAAAGGGTTTCAGTTAGAATATCAATTAGGAGCAAGACGTTAGATGGGTGCTATTTATACAAGACAATCTACTTATGAAGATGGGGATACCATCACAGCAGATCATACTAACAATGAGTTTGATCAGCTTCTAGCTGCTTTTGCTGCAAGTACAGGTCACACACATGATGGTACTACAGGTGAAGGTGGTCCTATTACGTCTTTGCTTGGTACTTCTCTTACCTTTGGCAATGGCACTGCAGGTACAGACATTACAGTAACCTTTGATGGCGAGAGTAATGATGGTGTATTTAAGTGGATGGAGGATGAGGATTACTTTGAGTTTTCTGATGATTTACTTATTGCGTCAACAGAAAAGATTCAGTTTCGTGATACTGGCATCTATCTTAATTCTAGTGTTGACGGTCAGCTTGACATTGTAGCTGACAGTGAAATACAAATAGCTGCTACTACTATTGATATAAATGGTAATGTAGATATTTCAGGTACACTTACTATTGGTGGTGCAGGTATATCAGAAGCAGAATTAGAGATACTTGATGGTGCTACTGTTACTACTACAGAAATAAATATTCTTGATGGTGATACAACTGCTAGTTCTACTACTGTAGCTGATGCTGATCGTGTTGTATTTAATGATGCTGGTACAATGAAACAAGTAGCAGTAACAGACCTTGCTGCTTATTTTGACGATGAAATAACTGCAATGCCTAACTTAGTTACTACTGCTGCAACTACTGTAGGTGCATTGAATAGTGGTAGCATTACATCAGGCTTTGGTACTATTGATACAGGTTCAAGTACTATTACTACTACTGGATTAATTTCTGGCGGATCATTAGACATAGACGATGTTCTTATTAATGGTACTACTATTGGTCACACAGATGATACAGACTTAATTACTCTTGCTAATGGTGTAGTAACCGTAGCAGGTGAAGTTTCTATGACTACCCTAGATATTGGTGGTACTAATGTTACTAGTACTGCAGCAGAACTTAATATTGTAGATGGTAATACGTCAGCTACTGCTACTACTGTAGCTGATGCAGACAGAGTAGTAATGAATGACAATGGCACTATGGTGCAGGTTGCTGTTACTGACTTAGCTGCTTACTTTGATGATGAGATTACAGCTATGCCTAATCTTGTTACTACTGCAGCTACAACTGTTGGAGCATTAGACTCAGGTAGTATTACTAGTGGTTTTGGTACTATTGATACTGGCTCTAGTGCCATTACGACTACGGGCGTTATTACTGGTGGTACGTTAGAAGCTACTACAGACACTGCAGCAGGTGATAATGCTGCTATTGGTTACACGGCTGCTGAAGGTTTAATCCTTACTGGTCAAGGCAGTACTTCTGATATTACATTAAAAAACGATGCTGATGCTGTGGTATTTACTGTACCTACAGGTACTGACGATATTCTTTTTCCTGATGATGCCAAAGCAATGTTTGGTGCTGGGTCTGACCTACAAATTTATCACGATGGGTCTAATAGTTACATTACAGAAGGTGGTGACGGCACAGGCAGTTTGCGTTTGCAAGCTACTAACTTACTTGCTTATAGCGGCTCAGGTGACGCATATTTTCAAGGCGTATCAAATGGCACTTTTAGA